TCCTGCGCCGGCCATCGGTCTCAATCAGCCAGAACACCCGGCCTGGCCGGCGGCGCCACCCCCGCAGCCAGGAAAGCAACTCTGCATTGCATTCCGCCGAAGATGCGCGTAGCGCGTCTTCCAAGTCGACCTCCCAGCTGAACTCAGGCGGCCTGTGCAGCCTGCGCCGCTTCGCCATCCTGCTCCTCCTCGGACTCCTCTCCGATCACGCGCGGCCGCAATTCATCAAGCCGCCGGAACTGGGCGACCTGCTGCACCACCACGGGCTTCCACTCGTCCGGAACGCGGCGGAACTCGGCCAGGAGGGCCTCTATCAGGGCATCCTCTTTGTCCTCGGGCTCTGCTGCCGCCGGGGGCAGATGACCGGCAAACCGCAGCACCTGCTCGCGTGACACCCCAAAGAAATCGGCCAGGCGAAATAGCGTCTCCACCTTGGGCACATGTCCCTTGGTGAGCATATCGCTGATCGTCGCCTGGCCTACGTTGGCATAGACCGCCACCTGGTTCTGGGTCAGCCCCCGCTCCCGGAGCTCTTCCCGCAGCCAATTGCTAAGCTTGCCCATGGCCCCTTCCGTTACGCCGTCCTCTCGAGCCGCCAGTGGCTATGGCGCCCACGCCGTGTGGGCAATGCTTTCCAGGCGCACCTCGCCGTCCCACGCATAGACCTCGGAGCACAGGCTGCGCCGTTCCTGGCCGCGATACTTGAGGGCTTGGCTCTCGCCTCCTAACCACGTTGTCCATTTTACCCCAGAATGCCCCCGGCGTCAACCCCGGCGCGCCGGTGCCTGCCGCCGAAGGCCGAAGCATTATGTCGACTAGAAACCGGGTTCTTCGGCCATGACGCCACAGCCTACCATCGACCCCATACCGGGTCTGGCGTAGCGACTGCCGAAGACGCGGAACTACCCGGTTTCTGATCATGGCCAGATTCCCGTTGAGGATACCGAACATTTGTTCTATAATGGAGCTAGGAACCGACTCGCACAGACGAAAGGAGACCAAACGCCATGGATCAATGTCTGATGGCGCCCAGACCGGCGCGCTGGCTCTACCGCATCCTCTTCCGGGTCCTGTGTGGCCTGGTCCTGGGCAGGTAGTACCTTCCGTGAACGGCGATCGGGCACGCCTGCCCGCCCCTGCCGAGCCAGACGGTGACCTCCAACCCCTGGTCGCCGAGGCCACCAACGGCGAGCTGATCGGGGCCATCGTCCTGGACCTGTTGGCCAAGCAGAACCGGCTTAGCCGCTACATAGACGCCTGCTTCGGCGATCAGAAGACGCCCATCCCAGACTTGGCCCGGCTGCTGGCCATCCACAGCCAGAACGCCGCGCGCCTGGGCCGGTTGCTGCGCGACAAGCGCGCCCTCTCGGATCGCACCGCCGATGCCATGACCGCAGCCATCGACCAGGCCCTCGACGAGCTGTCGGCCGAATGGGGCATCGAACTGTGACCGGCAGATGGTCTACCTCACCGCAGCCCCGCGAGGCTGCGGCCCCCGCTCGCGCCAGGCGCAGGGCCAGCCTATGATCAGGGACATCCTGGAGAAGCACCAGGCCAGCCGGTCGCTGCCCCGGCCGCAAACCGTCCTGGATCGCAAAGCCAAAGGATTTCTCCTCGATCCCCGGCCCTTCTCCAAGCTGGTGCTGCAAAAGCCCCTGCGCGGCTACCAGCTGGCGCCCATCCACGCCATCCTGGACAGTGTGATCAACTGCCGGGGCCTGGAGTTCCTCCTGATCTTTCCCCGGCAGTCCGGCAAGAACGAAGCCATCGCCCAGCTCCTGGCATACCTGCTCAACCTCTTGCAGCGGAGCGGCGGCAACGTCATCTATGGCGCCACCGGCAACGGCCTGGGCATGGGCATCGAACGACTGGAAGACCGCCTTGAGAACCCATGGAACCAGGGCTTGTGGTCCAAACGGAGCAAGCCCCCGCGCCGCTGCCTGGGCAGGGCCTGCGTCGCCTTCCTGTCCACCCACCCCATGGCCTCCGCCCGGGGCCAGACCGCCCACCACCTCCTGGTCATCGACGAGGCCCAGGACCAGGACGGCCCCCACATCGAGGCCGTCTTCACCCCCATGCGCGCTGCCAACAACGCCACCGCCGTCTACATCGGCACCGTCAAACTGACCACCGACTTCCTCTGGACCAAGAAGCTGGAATTGGAGCGCGAGACTGGCGGCGATGCCGTCCGCCGGGTCTTCCTGGTCAAACCCGAGCAGGTCACCGCCGAGGTCGCCGCCTACCAGTCTTTCCTCGACGCCCAGATCCGCAAACACGGCCGGCACCATCCGATCGTCGCCTCCGAGTATTTCCTCGAGCCCATCGACGGCGCCGGGGGGCTCTTTCCGCCCCGCCGCCGGGCCCTGATGCACGGCCAGCATCCTCGGCTGCAGGGGCCACAGGCCGGCGAGCTGTACGTCGCCACCCTCGATGTCGCCGGCGAAGACGAGGCCGCCACCGACCCCATCGCCCGCCTGGCCCACCCCGGCCGGGACTACACCGTCGGCACCATTTTCCGCGTCCGCTGGCCGCCACTCGGCACCTATTCCCCCGGCCCCACCTACGAGGCAATCGACGTCTTTGTCGATCACGGCTCCAAACATTTCGACGCCACCGCCGTAGGGGCGCACGGCGGTGCGCCCACTGGTGCGCCCCTGGTCCACCGCCTAGCCGCCTGGCTCGAACATTGGCAGGTCGCCCACCTCGTGGCCGATGCCTCTGGCGTGGGCCAGGGCCTGGTTTCGTGGCTGGCCGCCGCCCTCGGCAGCCACCGCGTGACCGGCTTTGACTTCTCCGGGCGCGGCCGCAAGGCCCGGCTGGGCTCGATGTTCCTGTCGCTGGTCGAGACCGGCCGCTTCAAGTACTGGGGCTACGATCCCGTTCTTGGAGAATCGCCCGAATGCGCAAGCACCGGCGATTCCCCCGTACGCGTCGCCTTTAGCGACGCGGCCTGGTTCTGGCGCCAGGTCGAGGCCTGCACCTACGAGGTGCCACCCGATGGCCAGTTCGACCGCGACCTGCGGTGGGAGGTCCCCGCCAGCCACCGGACGCCCGTCCCAGGCGGCCGCCCGGTACCGACTCACGACGACCGCCTGCTCTCCGTGGCCATGATCGCTGAGCTCGACCGCCTGGTTCGCGAGTGCCGGATCGCCCTGGGCAGCGCCGAGTCGGCCATCATCCGGCCCCGCGACCCGCTGACCGACCTGCATTATTAATGGATGATTCAGATAGAAGTGGGACGACCGAACCTTCCAGGAAGCTGTATCCTAGCTTCCTGGAAGGTTGCCCGAGTGCTAGCTGGTTTTTCAAGAAGGAGGGTCCATGTCACGCATCGTCAGACCAGAGACGCCCACCAGCTCTACCCGCTACCGCCTCGCCCGAGCCATCGCCCGCTGGATTGCCGGCCGCGACCTCGCCGCTTCGCTTACATCGGTCACCGCCCGAGTACATGACGCCGACTCCGGCTGGATGGGTTTCACCGGTGGACCCAACGACCGCGACGCCGGCGAAATCCAACGCCAGTACACCGACGCCCTCGAGGCCTGGAGGAAAAACCCCCTGGCCAAACGGATCGTTGACACCGTCACCGACTACTGCCTGGGCGATGGCCTCGTCCCCACCGCCCCCGGCACCATCGGCAGATTCCTTGACACCTGGTGGAAACACCCCAAGAATAACATGCCCCTCCGCCTCGCCGAGCTCTCCGACGAGCTCTGCAGGTCCGGCGACCTGTTCCTGACCCTGCACCGCAACCCCGCCGATGGCCTATCCTACCTGCGACCGGTGCCCAAGGACCGGATCACCCGCATCGAGACCCGGGATAACGACTGGGAGACCGAGATCGCCTACTATGAAGTCCAGGAGGCCGGCGAACCCCGGCGCTGGCTAGCGCCCGCCCACCCGGCCGCCGAAGAGGCCGAGGCCATCATGGTCCACTACGCCACCAATCGCGTTGTGGGCGCCCTGATGGGTGAGAGCGACCTGGGCACCATGATCCCCTGGCTGCTGCGCTACAGCCGCATGCTGGAAGACCGCCTCCGCCTGCACTGGGCCGCCCGCGCTTTCCTGTGGATCGTCACCGTCCCCGCCAACCGGGTCCGGGAGAAACAAGAGCAGTACAGAAGCGCCCCCGATGCCGGCACCGTCATCATCAAGGACGAATCCGAGCAGTGGGACGCCGTCAACCCCGACCTGAAAGGCTTCGATGCCCAGTTTGACCTCCGCGCCGTCCGCCAGATGATAGACGCCGGGGCCGGCTTGCCACCGCACTGGCGAGGCGAGCCCTACAACGTCAGCCTGGCCACATCCCGCAGCATGGACCGCGCTGCAGCCCGGCACCTCCGCCGCCGGCAGCTCTACCTCCGCTTCGTTGTCGTCGACCTGGCCCACATCGCCTACACCCGCGCCTGGCAACTGGGCAAGGTCCGCGCCAACCCCAACCGCGACGCCATCGTCGCCGAAACCGCCGACATTGACCGCCAGGATAACCAGGAACTGGCCACCGCTTCCCGCGACATCGCCCAGGCCCTGCAGATCCTGTCCGCCCAGATGCCCGGCCGGTCCGACACCCTCCGCCGCCTGGTGCTCCGCCTCGTGATGCGCTTCGCCGGGGAACCCCTCGACGAGCCCGTCCTCGACACCATCCTGCAGGAGCTCGACGAGAACCCCGAACCCCTCGCCCCGGCCATAGAAGAGGAGGAACCCGATGCCTAGTGCCCTGGTCCACAGCCCACCGCCTGGCCTCAGTTTGCGGGTGTTGTCCGCCCTTCTGTTGCCCGCTGCCTGGTCCGAGCCGACCCCGATGACCTTCCTGGATGGCTATGCCACCTACTACGCCCCAGGCCTTATGGAGAAGGTCGCCGCGAACCGCGGCATTGACCTGCAAGCCTACCTCGGCGGTGTCGCCCTGAACCGCGCCGGGGACCTCGGCCGCGCGGTCTGGCTCGAGTGGGGGCCAGGCCAGGTTGAGGGCCCCCTTCCTAGCCGTCGACTGTGCCCAGTTCAAGCACTTTCCGGAACGGCAGCGCCTATCCTACGTCGTCGAAGTGGACGCCGGCACCGCCCGCCGGCACCGCTTTTACGGAGCCGGACCCGTCCCGGTCCGGGTCCTATTCACCGAGCCGACCGCCCTGGCCGGCCCGCCAAACGTGCGCCCGTGAAGAAAGGAGGAAGCCGCACACCATGCAGAAACGATTGCTAAACGCCCTAACCATGGATCTGTCCATCCTGGACGAGATCCCCGCCGTCGAATGCTTCGACGAGGCGGGCAACCACATCACCAAGCAGCAGCTCGAAGCCTGGTTCGGTCACACCGTCGACATCCAGCGCGCCACCGTCGACCTCGAGGCCCCCTACATCGCCCGGGTGATCCGCCTGCAGGCCCGCGACACCGGGGCCGTGCAGCTCGTGCGCCTGGTCGACCCCGGCGGCCTGGCCATCCGCAAGGCAGCCATCGCCCGCTGGTGGCCCGACGCCCCAGGTCTCGACCCCTACCCCGAAGACTGCCAGGCCTCGCGTTGGCGCGACAACGCCGTCACCGGCTGGACCAACGACGACGGCCTCATCGGCTTTGGCATGGGTGGGGGCGACTGCCCGCCCGGCTCGTCCGCCGTCTGGGTCCTGCACTGCGACGCCCCGTCC